AATCGCGGCTAGAGGAATGAAATTAATCATCCCAAGTGAATTACAATTCACAGCGGAAAGATTAATGAAATCAGCTGGTCAAACTGGCGGTAACAACAACGATGTAAATGCTGTTGTATCAATGGGAATGGTTCCACAAGGCTATGTGGTAAACCACTACTTAACTGATACAGATGCGTTCTTCATCAAAACTGATGTACCGAACGGTTTAAAACACTTCGTAAGATCACCAATCAATACTAAAATGGAAGGTGACTTCGATACTGGTAACGTTAGATACAAAGCTAGAGAGAGATACTCATTCGGTTTCTCTGATCCTAGAGGTATCTTCGGATCACCAGGAGCGTAATCCGTATTATCATGAGCGGGTCCTTGACCCGCTCATGAATAAATGATAAAGAAAGAATGTGATGAAGAGCACTTACCTAATTCAAATTTTTACTGAGAAGTTTCAAACAAAATTCAATATCACTACAGATAGCTCTATGATTACAATGCCACAAGTGCATCAAGAAATTATTGACTATCTGGGAAAAAATGATATAGAATGGGAGCCGAACAAGCTTAACTATAATGGTAAAAGCAAGTTCTATATAACCTATGAGGAGGTTGATAATGGCAAGCGACAAGATGATACTGTTCGCAAGGAAGCTGAAACTCGAGTCTAAATGGAACGAGTTGTTTCTTGAAAACAACGGACAAGTAACACCTGAGATGTCGGTATTAGGAGATGAGATCAAAAAATCGATCAGACAAATCCTAGCGGCACAAGAAGTCGAGACCCATAAAAACAGCAAAGATTTAGAAGTACATCTTTACGCTGGATAAATAAGGTCTCAAAAATTCAAAAAGTGACGACACTTTGCAAGGATACCTTGCACTTCTCTAAAAACTTCTATATAATTCAACAATCTTAATTAAGATAAGGAGAAAATTATGTCATTCAAATCAGACGTAAAAGCAGTCAGAGTAACAGCAACAGGTTCAGTATTTGCAGGAAGAACAAGATTAAGAGGAATTATTTTAGAAAACGATAATGCCTCTGCTACTCAATCAATTACACTAAGAGATGGAAATGGTGTAGATGGTTTTATTTGTAGTTGTCCAGCAGGAGATGTTTTTGCATTTAATATCCCTGAAGATGGAATTGTTTTTCCAGATGGAATGTCAGTGCAAGCAATTGGTGCTGATATATCTGCAACGATAATTCTTGACAAATAGGAGAACTAAGTGGCTACCTCTGGTACTACAGCATTCGATTTAAATATCGACGATATTATTGAAGAAGCGTATGAAAGAACTGGTGTACGTGGTACGCGTACAGGTTATCAATTAAAAAACGCTAGACGCTCACTTAACATTATGTTTGCTGAGTGGGGTAATAGAGGTGTTCATCTTTGGAAAGTTAAAGAAGCAACTATTCCGCTTGTTGAAGGACAAGCTGAATATAATTATGCAAGTGATAACACAAATTTTCCACAAGATATTAATGATGTCCTAGAAGCATTTGTAAGAGACAACACAACTGCAAGTGCACCCGTAGATACCACTTTAACTAAAATTGATAGATCAGCATATGCTGCGCTTCCCAATAAATTATCAAAAGGAACTCCTTCACAATATTATGTAGAAAGAAAAGTAGCACCAAGTGTATATTTATATACAACTCCAAGTTCTGCTTTTTCTGGATCCAACTTTCAATTAAAATTTTATTATGTTGCACGAATAGAAGACGCAGGTGCATATACAAATACAGCGGATGTTGCATATAGATTTATTCCATGTATGACAGCAGGACTTGCATATTATCTTGCAATGAAAAACTCACCTGATTTAATTCAACCACTAAAGTTAGTTTACGAAGATGAATTTAAAAGAGCATTAGACGAAGACGGTCAAAGAACTTCTTTATTCATTTCACCACAAACATTTTATGGAGATGGTGTATAATGGGTAATTTTGCTAGAGGAAAATACGCACAAGCGATTTCTGATAGATCAGGACAAGCATTTCCTTATTCTGAAATGGTTAGAGAATGGAATGGTTCTTTAGTTCACATGTCAGAGTATGAATCAAAACATCCACAATTAGAACCAAAACCAAAAGGAGCAGATCCTGAAGGTTTATTAAATGCAAGGCCTGCAAGAATAGAACCTGCAACACCAAGACTATTAAGTTCAAATGCATTTACTTCAACTGCATCATCTACAACCGTTTCTGTGTTTGAAGAAAAACATGGAAGAACAACAGGTGATACGGTTAGATTTAGAGATGTTGCACAAGGCAATGGAATCAATGACGCAAACACTGCAGCAGGATTTACAATCACTGTAACTGATGTTAATAATTATACTTTCACTTCAACAGATACAGCAAACACAAGTGGAAAATTTGGAGGATCAATCGCGTCCGCAGGACCTGTAACGATATCATCATAATGGCATATACTTTAGATAATTTAAAAACTGATATTAGAAATTACACAGAAGTAGATAGTAATGTTTTATCTGATTCTATTTTAGAAAGAATTATTCAAAACGCTGAAAGTAAAATCTACAGAGGAACTGATTCAGATGATGATAGATTTTATGCAACATCAAATTTAATTGCTGGAAATAGATATGTCACGATTCCATCTGATTTAAGAATTATAAGATATGTTCAGTTAAAAGACTCATCAGATAAACAAACTTTTTTAGAACAAAGAGATACATCATTTATGGCTGAATATTATGATGATCCTTCTACTTCTTCAGGTATACCAAAATACTATGCAAACTGGGATGCTAATTTTTGGGTTGTTGCACCTACGCCTGACGATACATATCAAATTACTTTAGCTTACAATAAACAACCTGTAAGCCTAACCGATTCTACTAAAAGCGCTGTAGGGACTTATATTTCTAATAAATATCAGGATTTACTTTTATATGCTTGTCTGGTAGAAACATATGGATACTTGAAAGGGCCTGCAGATATGTTACAATATTATAATCAGGCTTATGAAAGAGCTCAACAAACGTACTCTATCGAACAACAAGGTAGAAGACGCCGAGACGAATATGAAGATGGTGTTATTCGTACTCCCCTTAAATCTGTAAACCCATCACAATAACTTTAAGGAGAAACTAAATGGCAAATATAGTACCTGATTCATTTAAAACAGATCTTTTAAAATCTGTATTTAATTTTGACTCATCAGGCGGAAGCACATTTAAATTAGCACTATACAGCGACATTTCTGGTTTCAGTACATCAACAACTGCATATACAACAACTAACGAAGTTTCTTCGTCTGGTACAAACTATACTGCAGGTGGTGGTACTCTAACTAATAATGGCGTAGCGGTATCTTCAAATACAGCTTATGTTGATTTTGCAGATTTGACTTTTTCATCTGTAACTTTAACAGCGGACAGTGCATTAATTTATAAAAGTAGTGCTTCAAACGAAGCGGTATTAGTTTTAGATTTCGGCGGCGATAAAACTGCAACGAATGGTGATTTCGTAATTCAGTTCCCAACTGCTGATGCATCTAACGCTATTATTCGACTTGGTGACGCGTAATACTGAGGAGTTAAAATGGCATTGGTAATTAACGACAGAGTAAAGGAGACTAGTACGACTACAGGTACTGGTACGTTTACACTAGATGGAGCTGCAATAGGCTTTGAAACATTTTCTAGTGCGATTGGAAATGGTAATACCACTTACTATGCAATCTCATTACAAGGTGGATCTGAGTTTGAAGTAGGCCTTGGAACGGTAGCGGCTGGCACATTAGCCAGAACCACGATCCTTTCTTCATCGAACTCGGATAATGCAGTAAACTTTTCAGCAGGTACTAAGGATGTCTTTTGTACACTGCCAGCAAGTAAGGCAGTGTATTTAGACGCAAACGATGCAGCTGTAGGGGTACCAAGCAGTGGCTTCGTCATTGCAATGTCAATAGCGTTATAGTATAAGGATTAAATTATGGCACAAAATTTTAGAAATTATTTAACTAGAAACACAGGAACAACAGCGGTTGATACTTTAGGTGGTGCTGCAGATAGTTATGATACTTTAATCAGTATTAGAATGGCAAACACAACAAGTTCTACAATTATTGTAGATGCATTCATAAGAAGATCATCATTAGATTATTATCTAATTAAAAATGCACCTGTCGTATCAGGTGGTTCACTTGAACTTATTGATGGAGGTTCAAAAGTCGTTCTTGCTTCTGGTGATCAGCTTTTTGTTCAATCAGATACAGCAACTTCACTTGATACAAT